CATCATTCGAAAAAGACCACGAATATTGCATAGATGCGGAAATATATATAAAAGATTACCTTTTGCTTGGCATACAGATAAAACCTGTTAGTTATTTATCTATGAACACTACTTACCAAATAAAAGCAAAAGAGAACCACAAAAAGAAAAACCAAAAATATAAAGAGAAGTATGCGCCTTATATTTATGTATATCACAAAGACCACAAAATACATAAAAAACAGTCGGTGGTTGATCAAATCAATATAATATCTACACTTAGGAGAAATTTTTAATAAGATATTTGTTTTATTAAAAAGTAACTTATATATTTAATCATAATTAAAAATATATATTATGAAAAATGAAAAATTATATTGGTACGAAACATATAAAATTGATCAAGATATAGAAAGTGATATTTTAAATGGAATTGATACTATATTAAAAGAGTACAAACAACACAAACAAAATAAAAAACAATAATTAAGAGGTTAGTGATTAACGTTTATGCGGGCACTATTAAACTGAAAGACGCGGGGCACTGACTAAAATAACTCTAAAGGCCTCTTATAAAATAATGAGTTTTGGTTGACTAAACCATATAATTATAACAATGCGTCGTTATTCCTCAAAAAAAATTAAAAACTATGGAAAACGAATTAAATTTTAATTTAGATGAAATGGGTTACCAAGACATTAAATCTATGAAACTAATTATCGATGCTTGGTACAATTTAGATGATAGAGATATTTTTGAAACAGGTTTTAACAAAATGAGTGGATATGTATATATTGCCTTAGAAAATAATATAACTATTTGTTCTTGTTTTGGTCAAGAAGTAGAATATCTTGTAACCGACTATGATACGGGAGAAGAATATTTTTATGAAACTTTTGAAGAAGCGCAAACTAAATTAGATACATTATGACAAGGAAATATAAAAAGGTAGTAGATTTTTACAACGAAACGACAAACGAACAAAAATTATTCTTTTTAGAACTTATAAGCAAAGATATATTTGTTCCTGTAAAAAAAGAAGATGGTGTACATTCTTTAGGACTTGATCGAGAGGTTCCTGTTTGTATGAACGGAACAGCATTTCAAATTAACACAGAAGATTGGAGAGATTATGAAAAATAAAATAGAAAAATATTTAGCATTAGGATTATTTACTTTCTTATTATTTTTAGGAAGTATATTATTACTTATTTTAGAACAACTAATAGATATTATATTATGAGAACACAATTAGACGACTTAAGAGCAGAAATAAGGTTATGTGAAATTAACAAAAAACAAGCTGTTGAAGAAAAAGATATCCAAAAATGGCAATATTGGGAAAAGAAAGAACAACACGCAAGGCTAATTATGTATAATATTGTATGAAAAAAATAGATAACCTTAAGGAGTTAGAAGTATGGTCTAATATACATTATTTATCTACTACAATAAATACAGCATTAGAGAAAAAAAAATTAAACAAAACAAGAAGACATACAGAAAAAAAATTACAAGATATGTCTGATGCAATAATTAGTTTAGCTCTTTATTTTAAAGAATATTCTAACAACATAAAATTATATAAAAAAGCTCTTTCAGAATATAGATTAACAAAAAACAGAGCTATAGAAAGGGCAAGAAAAGCAGAGCAAGAACTTGATCAATTAAAAAAACAATAATGGACAGAAAACACATTGGATTACTAAACGGAGATTATGTAAACAAGGCGAGGTTAATGAATAAAATGAATGACGATGAGTATTACTATGGATATTTAGGTAAACACGCATTAAGTTCAAGTTCGGTTAAATTGCTTTTAGATAGTCCAAAAAAATATAAGTATGTTACTGAATATGGTAACGAACAGTCAAATGCTATGAGAGCAGGACACTTATTTCACCAAGCTATATTAGAGCCACATAAATTTGCAGATAATATCTATATAGATGTACAGAGCAAAAATACAAAGGCTTATAAATTAGCTAAAGAAGAATACGGACAAGTATTTACAATAAAAGAAAAATACGATGCAGAAAGATTAGCAGATGCGTTCCTTAGAAACGAACACGCACTAAAACTAATAACAGATTGTGAGTTTGAAGTACCTGCTATTGATTATGTAAAAGGATATGCATTTAGAGGTAAGGCTGATGTTTTAAGTAAAAACTATTTAGTTGATTTAAAAACTTGTAGCGACATAAAATCCTTTCCGTTTCAAGCAAAAAAATATTTTTATAATGTGCAGGCATACATTTATTCCAAGTTATTTAATATTAATTTTGATCAAATAAAATTTATAGCAGTAGATAAAAGTAGTTTAGATATTGGTATTTATGATGTATCAGAGGAATTTTATAAACAAGGAGAATTATTAACACAACAAGCAATAGATACTTATGAAAGTTTTTTCGTTGAAAATGAAGATTTAGATAACTATTGCATAAAAGGAGTATTATGAAAACACCAAATGAATTTATAGAAGAATTAAAAAAACAAACAAAAATAGATATATTTCAAAAAGCAAGGCAAACAGAAATAATCCAATATCGTTGCTTATGTACTTTTATATTACGCAATTATTATAATATGCGTTTTATAGATATAACCGATTTATATAAAAAAAATGGTTTAAGTTTTAGGAACGCAAATATCCTAAACAGTTATAAAAAATTCATATCTTATAAGAAAATCAATAATAAATTAGCACTTGACTACGATACAATTTTAAAGAAATTAAACAACAGCGTGGACCTTAAAAGAGCTATGTTGATCGAAGAAATAAAATACGCTACACCTAAAGAAATAAATGCTTTTCAAGATTTATACGATAGGAAATTATTAAAAAACGTAAGCAAAATATTAATTTAAACGTTATATAAATATGGAATTAGTTAATATAGAGGAAGTTAAAACAAACAATGATAATCCAAGATATATAAAGGATTATAAGTTTAAAAAATTAGTACAAAGCATTAAGGAGTTTCCTGAGATGCTTAAATTAAGACCAATTGTTGTAAACGAGGACAATGTTGTTCTTGGTGGTAATATGAGATTAAAGGCGTGTTTGGAGGCAGGTTTAAAACAAGTTTGGATAAAAAAAGCTGATTTAACACCTGATCAGGAAAAAGAATTTATTATTAAAGATAATAGCAGTTTCGGAGAGTGGGATTGGGATTTATTAGCGAATGAATGGGATAATGATAAGTTAAGAGATTGGGGATTAGATGTTGTTAATTTAGAGGAGAATTTTGACGGAGAGGAAATGTTTGAAAGTGATGATGTAGAAGATAAACAGCAGGTGGTTATTAATTTAACTATGCCATATTACCAATACGAAGAAATTGATCAAGAGTTCCAAAATTTTATTAAAAAATATCCCAATATAGTATGCAGAATCCAAAATTAAATGTGCTTATATATCCTATGTTGTCGGTTGATCACCTCAACGCAGACAGCAACTATATCATTATCAAGCAATTATGCAATGAATTATTAAAAACCAAAAGATATAATTTTTTCCTAATAATTGACAAGGACAGAAATTATGTAAAAGACGATTTAAATTCATTAGTTAAAATAATAAAGATACCATTACCTAAATCCAAAAAACATCAGGTAATACATTTCAACAGCAATTTATTTAGAGAATTATTTAAAAGATATGCCTTTGATTTAGTATGGAACAATGTTGTTGAGCAGGGACACCATTTTAGGTATTTTCAAGACACTTTATTAGACAGCCAACGAACTAAGGTNATCAATTATCATCATTACGTAATACATAGAAGCTTAGAGAATCTTACAAACTATTTACCTTGTAAGCATATTTTATACGATCAACTTGTTGGTAGTTTAGGAGCAGATTTAAATTACTTCCATACTCAATATTGTTACAATATGTTGGAGGAAGAAGCTAAAGATATTTTGTCTGATCAGAGTTTAGAGGTTTTAAAAAGTAAAAGTATAGTCGAATTAGGTGGATATGCAAACAAGATACCAAGTGAAAAGAAATACGATAAATTTACTTTCATATATAATCATAGATTAGACGGTTATAAGAAATGGCAAACAACTTTTAACCAATTTGATAGATTATATGATGAGGGATTAGATTTTCAGGTTATTCTTACAGCAGGAGACAAAGACAACATTAATACAATAAACAAAAAGCCATATACTATAGTAAAATCATTCACTAAACACCAAGATTACATTAAGGAGTTATCTAAGTGCCACGCTAATACTATAAACAGCACTCACGAAACATATTGCATTAGTATTGCTGAAAGTATTATGAATGGTCAGGTTGTTGTATTGCCTAATAGGTGCACGTTTCCCGAATTAGTAGGAAAGGATAATGAATACCTATTCGACAATGTAGATCATCAATACGAATTATTAAAAACAATAATTAAAAACAACATACGAGAGAAAAAATACAAAACACATAACCAACTTAAATTAACAAATCANGTAANCAACATACACAACTTATTCATAGAGTTAGCAAAGCCTGATAAAAACGATATTTTTGATCGAATTAAAAAACAAATAACAAAAGACAAGATCAAAGCATATTTAGGCAAAAGAAAAGAAGTTACGTTACACGAATTTAGAGCCTATATATTTAGTTTAGGATATGCTTCACAAAGTTTCCCTAATATCAANATAAAATATATACTTAATGAATTTGGTTATGATTATAATATAAATAAAGATAAATATATTTATGAAGGCTAAAAAGTATACTCAAATACAAAGAATTAAAAGATTAGAAAATATAGTATCTCAAATGTATCTTAGTTTAGAGGTATTAAAGAAAAGTATTGACAAACAAAAAGAAAAGTAATATGAGTAAATCCGACAAAATCCGACACACTAAGAACAATTTGATCAATGCATTGGAAAAGTCAATGGGCGTGGTTACTTCTGCCTGTAAAAAGGTAGGAATACATAGATCAACCTTTTATGAGTATTACAACAACGATGAGGAGTTTAGACAAAAGGTAGATGATATTGGTAATGTAGCACTTGATTTTGCAGAAAGTAAAATGTTTGAGCAAATACAAGAGGGCAACACTCAATTAATTAAATTTTATTTATCTACAAGAGGAAAGAAAAGAGGTTATGTTGAAAGACAAGAAATAACAGGCGCAGACGGAATGCCTAACAACTTCCAAATAGAAATAATTGACAACATTAAAGATACAGACGAATAAAGTTTTTAAGCACCTTATTGCAAGTAACCAAAAGATAATTGTTCAACAAGGTGGGACCCGATCAGGAAAAACTTATAATATCCTATTATGGATAATCTTTCACTATTGCACACAAAACAACGACAAGATAGTTACAATTTGTAGAAAAACCTTTCCAAGTTTAAGAGGCTCTGTAATGAGAGATTTTTTACAGATACTAAAACAATTTGAATTATATCGAGAGGAGGATCATAACAAGTCAAGTTCAGAATATAGGTTGTATGGCAATTTAGTCGAGTTTATTAGTTTAGATATGCCACAAAAAGTTAGAGGGCGTAAAAGAAATCTATTGTTTATTAATGAGGCTAACGAACTTAATTTTGAAGATTGGCAACAATTAATCTTTAGNACAAATGAAAAAATAGTAATTGACTACAATCCATCAGAAGAATATCATTGGATATACGACAAAGTAATACCAAGAGATGATTGTGAATTTTTTAGGACAACTTATTTAGACAATCCTTTTTTAGAACAAACAATAAAAGATGAGATTGAAAGATTAAAAGATACAGATGAACAATATTGGCAAATATACGGATTAGGATTAAAAGGTATAAGCAAAGCAACAATATTTAAATATTACGAATGCAATCATATTCCTGATCAAGCAAAATTCGTTGCGTATGGTGTAGATGCAGGATATACGAATGATCCTACAACTTTGGTAAGTGTTTATATAGATGATTATAATTTATATATTAAAGAGCATTTATACAGAACAATGATGACAACCTTAGATATCCATAATACATTTGTAGAGGTTGGTGTTAATAAAAATCAAATATATGTAGATAGTGCAGAGCCAAGATTAATTGATGAGTTAAGGCGTATGGGTTGGAATGTTAGAGGTAGTTTAAAAGGCAGGGATTCTGTAAACGCAGGAATAGATTTATTAAAACGCCATAAGATATTTATTACAGACGATAGTACAAACGCTATACAAGAATTTAGAAACTATAAATGGAAAGAGGACAAAACAGGCAAACTAACCAACACTCCTGAAGATAAAAACAACCATATAATAGATGCTGTAAGATATGCAACTTATAGTATATTGTCAAGACCTAATTTTGGAAAATATGTAATATCTTAAATAATTTGTCCATTTAATAAATGATTTGTATATTTATAAAGAATCTATATGATTCATAATTAAAATTAATATTAGAAAAGCCCTTGCATTAGTGAGGGTTTTTTTATATTCTAAAACTTTTTTTTTTTACGTTATATTAATATGAAAGTAGAACTTTATATCCCTGATACTTTAAGTGAAATAACTTTAGAGAAGTATCAAAAGTATCTAAAGATACAAGAACAAAACGAAGATGATAGTTTTTTAGCTATAAAAATGATTGAAATATTTTGTGGTTTAAAACATCAAACCATAATGAAACTAAAAGCAACAAGTATTAAAGATATAACTAAAATACTTACCAATATGTTTAGTGAAAAACCTCAACTTGTAAAAAGGTTTTATATGAATGGCGAGGAATATGGTTTTATACCTAAGTTGGAGGATATGACATTTGGAGAGTATGTTGATCTTGATACATATATAGGAGATTTTGAAAATATACATAGAGCCATGGCTGTTTTATATAGACCTATAAAACATTCTTCAGGCGATAGATATTCTATAGAGGAATATGAGGGAGAAGATTCCGAGAGAATGAAAGATATGCCAATGGATGCTGTATTAAGTTCCATACTTTTTTTTTATCATTTAGGAATGGACTTGTCGAATCTTATGACGAATTATTTGGAGGAGGAGGAGGAGATAGCCTTAGCGCAGTATCTCAATTCTCAAAAAGATGGGGTTGGTATCAATCAATTTTCCAATTATCTCAAGGAGATGTTAGGAGATTTGAAGATATCTCTAAATTAAACGTACATACCTGTTTATATGCTTTGTCTTATATGAAAGATCAAGCAAACTTAGAAGCAAAACAAATAAAAAATAAATTTAAACAATGAGCAACCAAGGAGTAAGAGGTTATTATCAAATTACCGACACAATAAAAACCAACCTTTTAAATGACGAAAACGTCAATACGGTAACAACAGGAGATATATACGAAATTGATTTATCTAAACAAACAATATTCCCTCTTAGCCATATTATGGTCAATTCGGTAAATATACAGGATCAAGTTTTAAATTTTAATATAACCGTAATGTGTATGGATATAGTTGATCAATCAAAAGATGAGGTTACAGATATATTTAGAGGTAATAATAACGAACAAGATATTTTAAATACTCAACTTGCAGTAGCTAATAAATTAGTAGCATTATTAAGTAGAGGAACATTACACCAAGACAAATACCAATTAGACGGAGATGCGACTTGTGAGTTCTTTTATGANAGGTTTGAAAATCAAATGGCAGGAGTAGCTTGTACTTTCAATGTATTAATAGCAAATGATATTAACGTATGCAACTAAAAGAGAC